CTTCCGATCTGGGGAGATTTTGTAATGTCTGGTGATATGGAAATGAATACCGCTGGTTCGTTAAGAGAAGGCCAAATGGTCTGGGCTCTTGCAAAAGTCAAAGATTCATTCGAACTCTTTGGTGGCGATAAGGTTGATTCATATCTTCTCTTCTCAAATCCACATCAGTATGGTAAAGCGATTGATGTTCGTTTTACTCCTATCCGTGTTGTGTGTAACAATACTCTTTCACTATCACTTGATATGAAAGCTGAACAATCAGTTAAGGTTGGTCACCGTGTTGAGTTTGATTCTGTTGAAGTTAAAAAAGCTCTTGGTATCGCTACTGAAAAGCTGGCTAACTACAAAGAAGCTGCACAGTTTCTTGGTAACAAGCGTTTCACACAAGACTCTTACATTGAGTATCTCAATACTGTCTTCCCACGTACTGCTGATAAGCGTACTCAAGGAAAAGGTCTAAGTGTTGAAACACTCTCACGTAATGCTAAAGCAGCATACGATGTTCTGGAATCACAACCTGGTGCTGAATACGCCGAGGGTTCCTGGTGGCAGGCATTTAATTCCATCACATACATTACTGATCACGTACAGGGTCGTAATGAAGATAATCGTTTATATTCGTCTTGGTTCGGTGGAAACCAGTTACGTAAGACGAATGCTTTGAAAACAGCAATTGAATTTGCGGAGGTATCATAATGAAAAACTTAGTAACAACAGGGCTGGTGCTTACATCAGCATTTGCCTTAGGTGCTTGTGGTTTGAACGCTAAAACTGCTAATGTTGAAATCACAAAAGAAATGATTGACATCGTTCAAGCTGAACGGGCTGAATCAATCCCTGCCTGGTATGTCGATCTACCAGAAGATCAGGAAGATCAAATCTTTGGTGCAGGTACTGGCCTGTCGTCTGATCTTCAGTTCTCAATGGATAAGGCAATGCATCAGGCAAAAGTTACTCTTGGTGACAAGATCAACAACAGCGTGTCTGGTGAGTTCAAGACTTACATGGCAGATAACTCAGCCATTGGTACTGGAATGGCAGTCGAAGAAACTCAAAAAGTTTCGAAGTCTGGATTCAAGAACGTTGATGTGTCAGAATATTCTGTCATAGATAAAGCTGTAACAATGGAAGGTATCTCTTTTCGTACGTACGTTCTCATGGGTGTAGATCCAGGTGGGCGTAAGAACACTGCACCAACAGTTTCTGTTGATGATGTTCAAGCAGCTCAAGAAAAAGCACGTACAGCTTTGGATAATCTGTAATGGGAAAGACACTTGTTATATGTGGATTCTTGGCATGGGCCATTGTTTGGATTACCGAACAAGAAGCACTACGTCCTTGTAACTGCGCGGTGCCTATGCTTCCACAGAATCATTTTATTGTGGATACGTATGAAACGGAAACATGTGTCGATAAGAATAGAAATACAATAGTAACTCGTAACGTAAAATCGTCAAAGGTAGATTGGGAAAACAAATGAAGTATCTTACTTTAGCAACTGTCCTCGTATTTTCCGGTTGTGGATATGCGAATGCAGAAACAACAATGGATCACTTTAAGCAAGTGATTAACAAAACACCATATCAGGTTGAAGTCTGTACAGACCGAACCACGTCTGGTGATAGAACTGGTGATGCTCTTATGGGAGCGATCATTGGTGGTGCTCTTGGTAATAACATTAAAGGAGAAGAAAATGGTGGAGCAATTGGAGCCGTTATTGGTGGCATGCTTGGTCATGCAAATAGTGACGCTACTGGTGGCACTCAGAGAGTGTGTAAAATTGAGACGCGTTATAACGAAGTGGCTCAAACCGTCTACTCTCACTCAACAGTAACTTTCACGCATGAAGGTAAACAGCACACATTGAGATTTCAAAAATGAAAAAACATCAGCTAAGTTTGATTGGTGAATGGGCACGTGAGAATGGTTTCGATCATATTGCCCGTAACCACCATCCACAAGAAGTTGCTCGTCGTCGCCAACAAGGAGTAAAGAGATGGCACGAGGAACAACGTCGTAAGCAACAAGAAGAATACCAAAAGTCTCGTAGATAATCGTTCTAGTATAAATAGCTTTATGCTTAGGTTCAGAACATTTTTACTGGAGAAAGATATGTCTTTTGTCGCTATGCCTCCGGGTCAGTGGGACAAAGTCAACTCACAGACTGGTGAACCACGTATTGATATTCTTAAACGAATAGTCAAATCAGGTGAAAAACTACCAAGAACGGATGGCATTGAGATAAAGATACTCAATACGCCAGAGAACATGGAAGCTATTTCTCGATTAGAAAAAGAAAAGAAACCACAAAAATTAGATACAGATCTTGGTACAATCGTAACTAGTAAGATTGGTAAGTCTGCTGTCTTTGGAGGAGCTTCATCTGGATCAGGCGGTGGTACAAAGCAAACTGCTAATGCTGAAAGTCTACAATGCGTTTATTGTGAGTTTATGGTAAACAATACACGAGCTAAGTTTGAAGAGATTCAACCTTCAGATTTGAAAAAAGCTCTTGGTAAAACTTCTATAGGTGGTTCAGCATTCGATGAGATGATGTCTCTTGATCCAACGTGGCATTGGTCGTCTTATTGGACCGCCCGTGAATTGATTCGTAAAGGGTTTATCAATAACAAGATGACTTTCCATCGTGGCGATAGTGTCATGAAACAAATCTATGATAAAAAAGATGAGGCAATTAAAAACTCTAAGAATGTATCGTTCGCAAGACTAAGCGACGATAAGTGGAATCCTGGAGATATATGGGCTGTTTCCAATAAGTCAGTAATAAGTAGTTTACCAACAACATCTGTTCAAGAGTTAAACGAAGCACTCGTTAAACTTTTCAAAGAAAAGAAACTGATTGGTATCTCTTTGAAAAAAATTGTAGACGGTGACAAAGTTAAAGCAAAAGTTTTAAACGAAGTGCCAAGCGCAGATGTTCATAAGTTTGTTGGTGGTAGATTAATGGCTACCTTTGCTAAGAAAGCAGCTGAGTTTTGGAGAAGTAAAGACGCTAAGATAGAATTTGACGATGGTAAGGCTGACGTTAGAACATCTGCCGCGATGCAATCGATTAATTTTGAGATTACCTTAAAGACTGCACGTGGTGGTAGAGCTGGTTACGCGCAGATTAACGATTCGTTGAGAAAAAGATTGAATAAGAATGTTCCAACTAACGCTAAATTACAAGCTATCGCAAAAGATTTAAAAGCAAAGGGAGAAAAATCTCGCTTTGCAAATGTGTTCTATAATATGGTTAAGAGGATTCATCCAACTGTAACTAGAAATGAATTTATGGAGGGCCTTACTTTACCTGTCGATAGAATTCATAGTAAGATTGGAGCTACATACATACTAGACGCTTTGATGTCAAACAAAGCAAGCGGTAAAGCAGATTTAGTGATTACTGATTTAGTAAATTATGCTGGATCGAAACTTGATATATCATCCATTTATGTAAAGGTTTTCCAGTGAACACGTTTGGTACATATATAACTGAAAATAAAAACACACACATGACTCATATCGAGGACAAGGTTGTCTACGGTGGAGTCAATGGTGCACGTCAAGCTATCATGGCTCTTCGTTCACTACGAGACATGTTAGGAGGTGTGAAAGATGGAAACGTATCTGTTAAATGGGATGGCGCTCCTGCTGTCTTTGCTGGGATTGATCCTAGCGATGGTAGATTCTTCGTGGCGAAAAAGGGGATCTTTAACAAATCTCCCAAAGTATACAAGAGTAATGCTGATATTGATGATGATACTAGTGGCGATCTCAATGATAAGCTTAAGCAAGCTCTTAAATATTTACCTGATTTAGGAATCAAAGGAGTAGTTCAAGGTGATTTTCTGTTCGGTCCAGGAGATCTTAAAACGTCTCGCATTAAAGGAAAAAGCTATCTTACGTTCCACCCCAATACAATTATTTATGCAGTACCGTCTGGCACGGAAATGGCCAAGCAAGTCAAGGCAGCAAAAATTGGAATCGTATGGCATACGAGCTACAGTGGACCATCATTCGAAAGAATGAAAGCGTCATTTAACTTTGATGCTAGTAAGTTGAAAAAATCTAAGAACGTATTCTTTCAGGATGCTAACCTTCGTAATCTTACCAACATGACAATGTCAAAGAAAGACACTGAAGAGGTCAACGCTCTACTCTCATCTGCTGGCCGCACGTTTAATAAGATTGCTGGCTCAGTGTTACGTCAATTAGAAAAGAACCCAAAGTTAACTCAACTGATTGAGACACATGCTAACTCTTATATCCGTAAAGGTCAAATACCACCCGATCCAAAGAAAAGAGTACAGGCACTAATTAAGTTTATAGAACAGCGGTTTAAGAAAGAGATAGATAAACGTACAAGCCCACAAGGTAAGGCAACCCAGCAAAAAGCTATGGATGAGATTCTTTCTTTCTTCTCAAAAGAAAATAAGACTAACTTAGAAATGATTTTTGAATTGCAAAGAAATATTGTTTTAGCAAAACTAAAACTTATAAATACATTAAATAAACTTGGAAATGTTGATACATTTCTAAAAACTAACAAAGGTTATCGAGTAACAGGACAAGAAGGGTATGTTGCGATCGATAAACTTGGTGGTGATGCAGTGAAAATCGTTGATCGTATGGAGTTTTCATACGCCAACTTTTCACCCGATATATTAAAGGGATGGGATACACCAGGGAGAAGTTAATGGCAATGTTGTCATTTAAAGACTTATTAGCTACACCCGATGCGTATGCTGGTTACGACGATCAGCTAAAGTATCGTAAGCAAAAACAAAAGCGGATGGGTTACGAAGAAAAAGAGCCCGCCGAAGAAGAACTCTCTATCTCAGGCAGGCGCAAACTGGCCCGTACAATGAAGCGCCGCAAATCCCAGTTAAAGCGAGCTCGTCAAAGAGCTAAAAAGCGTATGGCCACTAAGGACGTACTGAAGAAACGTGCACGTCGTCAATCACGTGGTCTTGCTGCTAAAATTTTAACAAAGGGTAAGGACAAGGCAAGTTTATCAGTAGCGCAAAAGAAGAATATTGAAAAGCGCTTAGCACAGACAGGTTGGCAACAACGTGTGGCTATACTGACAAAAAGAACGATGCCTAAAGTCCGTAGAGCTGAGATATTGAGAAAGAGATGATCCCTAGTTTTAAGAGTTATCTAGTTGAAGAAGAAAAGGTTGTTTATTTTACTTTTGGTAGAATGAATCCACCTACCATTGGTCATGAGAAACTTCTAAATAAGTTATCATCTGCGTCAAAATCAAATCCATATCGGGTCTACCTTTCGCAGTCTTCTGACGATAACAAGAATCCACTTAAATATAAAGACAAAGTTAAGTTTGCGCGTAAGATGTTTCCAAAGCATGCACGGCAAATCTTAATGGACAATAAGATTAAAACACCTTTTCATGCAATGACCAAGTTATATGATGAAGGATTCAAAAAAGTTGTAATGGTTGTTGGTTCTGATCGTGTAAACGAGTTTGATACACGATTAAGTAAGTACAATGGTAAAAAAGGTGCACACGGCTTCTATAACTTCATGTCAATTGATGTGATGTCAGCGGGTGAAAGAGATCCAGATGCTGACGGTGCAGAAGGGATGTCAGCATCAAAGATGAGAGCTGCAGCGAAGGATGATGACTTTCCAAAGTTTGCACAGGGTTTACCAAGAGCTATTTCAAACAATGATGCAAAAAGTTTATACAATACAGTTCGTAAAGGCATGGGCCTGAAAGAACAAAAGCAATTTAAGAATCACGTACAACTTAAATCAGTATCAGATGTGCGTGAAGATTTTGTTGATGGAATGTTCCAACCCGGTGATGAAGTTGTAATTAAAGAAACAGACATGGTCGCAAAAGTTATTCGTCGTGGTTCTAATTACTTGATTGTTGAATCGGGGGGCCAACAAATGCGTAAATGGTTAGATGCTGTTGAGATGTTGGAAAAGAAAAAATCAAAAGAACGAGTTAAGATGGCTAAACAGGATCCAGATATTGGTGGAAGACCTGGTACACAGCCAAAGGTATATCATGCTGGGTTATCAAAGAAACAAAAGATAGCCCGCGATCGGCAGTTTAAACGTCAAGGAAAAATGGATGATGATAATCCAGCAGCTTACAAGAAAGCTCCAGGCGATGCTACTGCTAAGACGAAACCAAGTAGGCATACAAAGAAATTCAAACAAATGTTCGGAGACGACTGATGAAATTCAAAGAGTATATTGAAGAAAAGGCTGAGGCCGGCTTAAAAAAGAAAGCTGAAAAATCAGGTATGCCGTTAGGTATTCTTCGGAAAGTTTATAATCGTGGTATGGCCGCATGGCGTACAGGCCACAGACCAGGTACGACTCCACAGCAATGGGGTATGGCACGGGTCAACTCATTCGTAACAAAATCGTCAGGAACATGGGGCAAGGCAGATAAAGACCTTGCTGCTAAAGTAAGAGGATCGTAAAATGCCGCTAAAAGTATCAGATGGAATAGGGGCTTACATTAAAGACTTTCAAAAGTCTGATGCTCCACAGTTCAAAGGTAAGAACAAAGAAGAGCGTAGGGATATGGCCATTGCTGCTTACCTAACTGCAAAACGTGGGCCTGAAAAAGAACAAAAGGTTCAGGATGAAGCAATGGACGCTAAGCGTAAAGCTGAGATGGATCGCGCCATGGCTGCATTTAAGAAGCGTGGTGGAAAGATTACTAAGGTCGCGCCGGGTAGAGCTCAAGGCGCACATGGCAAGGATGACCCAGCATCAGGTATGCGTGGTATGCTAGATCGTGGCGATACTAAAAAGTTCAAGACTCGTAAAAAGATTCGTTCTATGGGTGAAGGCGTAATGGAAGCCGTAGACCCTAAGATGCGTAAGGTGAAACAATTGGCAACACTTGGCCTGGTTGGTAAATCAGACGTCAACAAACTAATGATGGCCATGAAGTCAATGGACAAGGGCGAACAAGTAAAGCCACAGCACCGTAAGATTATCTTTGACGCATTTGCTGACCTTATTGATTTAGTCACAGGCGATACTCAAGTATTCCAAAAAGCTAAGAAGAAAGTCAAAGAACAATACGATTATGGTACCGATGATTCAGTAAAGCATATGAAAAAGGTAACGCCTGGTCAAACGAATGAAAAGAAATTAATGAAGGGTATTGACGTTGACGACGATACTTTAAGAATGTTTAAGGCAAATCCAAAAATGGTACCTAACAGTCCAGTGTTCAGACGGTTAGATCCTAAGACTCAAAAAGCTGTTAAGAAACATCTGGGGATACGATAATGGATAAATGTCATAAGTGCGGTCATAATTGTCATTGTGGAGAAGAATGTCAAGAGTGCGTGAATGACGTTTGTAACAATTGTGATTGCGATAACAGTTACCACTACATGGGCGAGAAAAGATGAAACGGTTTAAAGAATTTACAGAAGGCAAAAAAGCTTCTACCGATGCGCCAAAAGGTCCTGAGTCTTATGAGGCTCAGTACAAACGCCGTTTGGTAAAAACCACAGACCCTGAGCATAAGGCAAAAGGTTACAAGTGGAGAATCAAAGGTAAGAAGAATAGTTCACTTACTAAGAAACTCTATAAGACAAAACCAAGTCAATCAGAGTTCAATAGTCAGATGAGAAGGATTGCAGCTTATGAGTTTGGATAAGTTCAAACAATACCGAGAGGATCAGATCGATAATATATGCGAAGGCATGTATGACGATTTAGAACTGGAAGAAGCTGAGTATCAGGGTAGAAAAGTTACTTTGAATGATCCTATTCGCACGTCTGAAAATCCTGACAAGAAATTCAAGGTGTATGTAAAGAATGAAAAGGGCAAAGTAGTTGTTGTAAGGTTTGGTGATCCAAATATGAGTATCAAAAGAGATGATCCAGCTCGGCGTAAAAGCTTTAGAGCAAGACATAACTGCGATAATCCGGGGCCCAAGACTAAAGCAAGATACTGGTCGTGTTACCAGTGGAGAGCAAGTGCAAAGGTTGATAACTAAAATGAGCACTGACCAAAGACTCGATAGAATCGAAGAAAAGATCGATCGACTAGCCGATGCTATGGTTGACTTGGCTCGTGCCGAGGAAAAGATAGCAGCTTTGGCAGAATCTCAAACGCATCACACCGAAAGATTAAATAAATTATCTGTAAAGATAGACGAGATTGGAGCAATAGCTTCCGATAATACTAGAACGGTCCAGACAATCAATAAACTGTTCTGGGTGGTAATGGCTGTAGCAATAGCAGCCATTGTAAATAACATCTGGATGTAGGAGTAAAGCAGATGGATAGAAAAATGATTGAAGGTGTCCGGGCCGCACTCGATACAATGGCCGAATTAGAATTAGCTCAGCAAGCTAAACGGAATGCTGAAGCACAAGAAGCTGCTGAAAAATTAGCGGCTGTGGAAGAAGGTAAGTTTAAAGACATGGTCATCAAAAAGCAAGATAAAGCAATGGGTGCCAAGCCTGTACCTACAAAGAAAAAAGAAG